TTGCAGCAATTGGCTGCAGGCCTGCGCCAGCCGATCCGTCACCCGTTGATATCGCCCCAGCCAGACAAGCCGCTCCAGGCGCGGGCCGCCGCATTGCTCACACCACAAGCGTCGGCGCGGCACGTGCAGAACGACCCGATACTCGAATAACGGCAGATCTCGCACCCGTCGAACCGTGGTCTCATGCACCTGGCGACACCGCGCGCCGCACTGCTCGCACAGCATCACCTTGGCCGTTGGCTTCAAATAGATCGACAGCGTGCGCCCTGGGTCTTCGGGCCATTCCACGCGTTCGACGCCATAGCCCTGCCAGCCTCCCAGCGACTCCAGCAACTTGCGATCCAGCATCTCCCTGCACTCCTGATGGCAAATACCTGCCGTCAAGAATACGAAAACTTGCCAAACCCCTCCACGCTATTGCGCGATGAACCTTTTTCTTGGCACCCGGTCCGGCAGGAAGTCGGATCCAGCAAGTACCAGATGCCCGACGCAATCGACCCCATTTAAGGATTCGGCGGCCGGCATATACTGTTTATTCAAACAGTAATTTCCTATGCCGTTCCGCGATCCTCTCACCCATGCCCAGCTGCGCGCCATCCGCGAGCGCCAGCCCTGGAACCCCGACGTTGTCGCCCTCCTGTGGGAGGTCAAGCGCCTGCGTGCCATGATGCTGCGCGCCTACCAGCTCGCCCCGGACTTCCCGCGGCCTGCCGGCGTTCTTTCCTACTGCTACGACACATTCATGGCTGACCTGGCGGTAGAGCCCTGTGTGCTTGAGCGCAACGAGAACGTGGCCGAGTTGCTGGATGCGCCGGCCAAGCCCCGCAAGGGGATGGATCGCTAGGGCCGCACGCCGCGGATAAAGCCCTGCAGGCCGTTCACCTGGTCGGCCCACCTTGCAGCATCTGCAGCCAGGTCTCCATATGCTGCGTAGCACGCTGCAAAACCGCCGATCCAGTCGGCGCCGGCTCCATCAGATCCGCTGCCGGCTCGGGCAGCCTCGGGACGCCGGCCGGCTTGCTCGCTGAGCAGCCGGTCAAGGCGAGCGCGAACGCCAGACAGATCGCGTTGCGCAGCTTCACGCGCCAGCACGGCGCCGCGGTATTGAGCATCTGCACGGTCTCTTTCCTCCTGCATGGCGCGCTCGACACGCGCCTGGCGTTCCAATGTGGCGGCCCGCTCTGCTGCCAAGCCCGCGCGGTACTGATGCCCGCCATACACCCTGACACCCACCGCCACCGCGGCCAGGATGCCGGCGCCGATCAGGTAGGGCCGTGCCACGCGCGGGATCATTGCAGCCCCGATAGACACAGCTGCCGCTCGTCGAGTCGGCGATTCCGCAGTCCCTGCACGAACACTTTGCGCCCACTCTTGTCCGTCACATAGGACCAAACCGGCGCGCCGTCGGGCCCATAGGCCAGCGCATTACAACCCTCGGCCAGCCGGCCGGCGTTCATGAGACCCACCGCGCGGCTCGCGCAGGTGGACGGCACACCGAAATTGTGGGCGTGGCTGCTCAGCGCATCGAAGATGGGCTGCGTAATTGCCACCTGTATGCAGTCGGCCAGCTGCAATTGCCCCTTGCTTACCACAAGGCGCTCGACCTGCTCACAGCGCTCGGGCGACCAATAGTCGCCCACGACGACAGGGTAGGGGCTGGTGTGCTTGGTAACCCCCTTGCACACCGTCGGCAGACCGCGCGCGAGCCTGTCGGCATACACGACTTGCTGCCCCTGCCCCTCCCAACGGCCCAAAAAATCCATCAATCCGGCCGATGCCAGAACCAGCACCCCGGATGCAACAAGGGCGGCAACGCCGCCCTTTACTCTTCTTCCAGGTCGCATAATTCTTCACCCTCGTGCTGCTTCCTGGTGGCAGCAACCGTCCGTGCTATTCGCAGATGTTGCCACTTAAACCACAAGTTAACTAACAGGCCCACAACAGCAACTGCCGCACCCACGAGGGCGGCAAATTCATTGGCGGATAGTCCGAAGATCACGGCCCACCCGCTACCGACATACGTGACGTTCGCCGCCACTTTATCCACGATTGGCTGTGGCTCCATGGCTTCACTCCAAAACCGTCGCGCCATCATTGACAATCATCCGATGCGGCAGCGCATAACCATGCTTGTCCAGTGTGGCCCCTGCTCGCACCTTTATCAATCCGTTGCGCCCGAAGGCCAACGGATGTCCTATCCGTACCATTCCCGATTCGACCGTCGTTGTACCGATATAAGTATTCGCCCCGCTCACCGTCAAAATCACCTCTGGCTCCAAAGCGTAAGTCAGAAACACATACTCTTGAATGCCAACCAGTGAGATTGCAGCACACCCATACCCGATCTCGCTCTCAGCCGTAGCAATCTCCTGGCTACGCGCTTCAATGATGTCAAAGTCCAGCCCTAGCTGTGAGCCCTCAACGTAGCGCGCATACATTACACCGGCCTTGATACCATCACGGTCGTCGTAGAAGCGCACCTTGACCACCTTCGTCCACTGGCCCGCCACGATCTGCAGCTGTACCTCCTTCTGATCATCGATTTGCCGGAAGTGAAAAACTTGCGCCCGGCGCGCGCCTCCTACCGAAGTACCTCCCATCCAGGCATCGGACACACCCGTGAGTTCGGCTACCGAAGAAAACCGCGCCACCAGCTTCCCATCTGGCAAAGCAGGCAAGTAGCCCTTGACGCGACGAGACGGCCCTCCGGTCAAAAGACCAGACAGGCTATCCCCCCCCCTACCACCGCTGATCCGTGCCTTCGAGCCAAGCGAAAGCGGAGCACGTGTGTCGAACGGCTTACCGTCAAGTAGCAACCGACTGCCATGTCCTCCACTCTGTAGAGTCGAATCGGACCATAGACATACGCCAACCCCTATCATCAGACCTCCCCCGTGATATCCGTTGCCGTGGTGCCGGTTGAGAACACTCGCACGACACGCAAAGGATGTCGCCCAGCAGCCAGCGCGGCATAGGTGTGTTCCGTACCGTCGGCGAAGCGCACCCGCATGGATCCCGCTGCTCCAACGTACAAGGCACGCGTCACTTCGCGAAGGTCTTGCGTATCGCTCGGAGTGACGGCGAAGGCGCTACTGACAGGCCCACCTAAGCTCGGCTGATACTGGATAAAGCGATCTTTCATCATGCTTCACTCTCAACATAAAAAAAGGCCCCTCTGGGCCCGTTCATTCGTTGGATTTCGGGTACCTATGCTTCACCGCCTTGCACTGATCGATCCAGCGAGCCACCTCATCGGGCAACGGCACGCCTGCCACCTGTAACGCAGCCGCCAGCTTCATGGCGGCGTCCAGCTGGTCACCGATAGGCGGGTATGCACGCGCACGGCGCTCAGCGTGAGACGCCTTATAGCTGATCTTCTGCATGCTCGATCGTCCCTACCCAGTCCTTGTATGGCCAGCGCTTGACTGTGATCTGGTGTGACCCCTCCTCCCCAAACTCCAGCTCCACGCGGCTGTCCGTCACCTCGTAGTAGCCGTCCTGGCCGATCATCAGATCCGCTGGCGCCTCGGGCGTGGCCGGCACGCCTGATAGCACCACGCCACGCCGAGTGATCGGGCTCGCTGGACGCGGCACTACCTTTCCATCGACCACCATGTAGTGATCGGGGCTGTACAGATCGTCTACTTCCAGAACCTGCAGCCCCATCGAACGCGCATCAGCCTGCGTACGGTGGGCCTGACCTTTTGTGGCCTGGTGAATGCGTCCGATCTGGTCGTACATAACAAAATGCCCCATGCGGGGCTTAAAAAATCCACTCATCTCATCACCGCTGGATCGCCAGCACTGCTACGCGGCCGCCTATGTAGTACGTACCATCGACCGGATGTCTGGCTTTGATCGACCAAGAGATCGTTTTCCCTCCCGGCAAGGCATCGCTGATCCAGGTAATCATGGCAGCCCCATCGGGAGGATTCGACAAAGCATTCGGGATGATCTCTCCGTCAATGGAAACAATGGTGTTACGCCCAAATGGAAACCGCCCTCCCGATTGCGCGTACTGCA